CCGACAGAAGTAACTAGAGTACCCACAGATGTAGCATTTGTGGTTGTAGCCGCAGAACCCGCCAGCGTGCCAACTGAAGTAACAAGGGTACCCACTGATGTCGCATTGGTTGTAGTTGCCGTAGACGCCACAACAGTTCCTACAGAATCCACCAATGTGCCAACACTTGCGGCTTCTGTGGTTGTAGCCGCTGACCCTGCAAGAGTCCCCACCGAATCTATCTGAGTACCAAGAGCACTAACATCACTTCCTGTTACAGCAGTATTATGGCCTCCAGCAAACTCATACCCGGCGTTTTTATCAAAACCCTCAACCTGCCACGTTCCATTTCCTTCAGTATCAACAACATTTTTTGACAAATTCGTAGTGCCTGCAACATAAAAATCACCAGTAACCTTGATATTTGTGCAGGGATTACTCACAAAGTTCACAACGGCTGTTTGAGCTTTGCCATATGCGTCAATAATAATTTCCGCATCGTCTACGCCATTCATTTTTAAAGTCCGCTGATTGGCGTTACCACTAGCATAACCCTGATGTTTAATATTCGCTTTGAATCGATCTCCGCTAACCGTAAATGCGTCAATAACCTCAATATCAGTGGTATCCCGAACCTCTACGCCGTATCCGTCGGGATGTCCCATGATGCAGTCATTACCTGTTATGGTGGCTATGGTCGTTACCAAGTCAACTCCGGTAACAAACAGCAGATTGTCGAATACTACGCTTGCCGCAGTAACCGACCATGTAGCCCCGGTATGGCTAAAGGTGAATGTCGGACGGTCTGCGCCAAAACCAACACCGATAACACGCACACCGGCAACATCTGCCGTAACCTTCGTGCCGGTAGTCGTCCATGTCTCCGAGTGACCCGGAGCAACCCATACAATGTCACCATTATTGGCAGTACATTTGGCAAATGCCGCATCCAAGGTAGCCAGCGCTGTCCCCCAACCTTGGCCGTTGTTAGAGTCAGCGCCAGTCCCTGAATCAACGAAAAACTGATTGCCAGGTTCAGAAAGTCCCATGCCTACAACGATTCTTTCCGCACCTTTTGGGCCAATATAAAATCCGTTAACAGCGGATATTTTGTCAAAATGTGTAGTTCCCATTATTAATACCTCCTTAAAATTAGCAAGGGAGGCAAGAAATGCCTCCCTAACGGTAATACCGCACTAATTATTTATTTACGACACGATGACTTAACTCGGGTTCTGACCATAGATGCAGAACCAGTTTATCCAGTAAATCTTCCACCGTCCAACTGCTTTCCATGACAGTTTCTCGGTATTGAAATCGCCTTTTGCAGCATCGCCGTCACGTTCCAGGTTTCGCGGGTCGCGTCGCATCCAGAAGTTAAGGCCAGAGCCGGCCTTCAATAAATCCTCGTTTGCAAGAAACCACTTTTTGCCTTTAATTAAAGGGTTTATGAAAAAATTCATCCCTTTGTAGACGTTTTTCGTGTTATCGGCAACATACGCTTCTTTTTCACTGCCGAATAGTTTTTCGCAGGTCTTCCTCCAATATGGACCAGCAATAACAAGGTCTCCTTCAACAAGCATTTCGTCCCCGCGATCGTCAAGCCAAGCTTCCATGGCCAGTTGAGTAGCTTCGACATTGTCATAACTTAGATCAAGGGTGCCGGTATTGGTTTGCGCATCGTCGCCCGCTACTATATGATGAGACGCACTGCATAACCCAGCAGAGTCGGGTCCGGTATACGTTGTGCTGAATGCGTTGTTCAAAATCACTGCGCTATCATACCGAAGTGTTTTGTCAACGCCATACGCAATGCTGTTGACATAGTTTTTGATTCGACGATATTCCTTGTCTTCCCACATATCACGATCTATTTGGATGCCTGTCGACTGTTTGGCTGGACGTGCCTGATAAGAGTATCCAATAGTCAGGCTGTCGTATGAAACAGTACCGGTCCAAGGTGACATACGTCCAGGTGCTCCCATTGTTGCATCTGTTATCTGCGCAGAATCGTCTTTGATTACGTTATGTATTGGTGAAATTAAATTAACTTTCTTCTTGAAATAACCATCCCATACTTCCCTAATATTGCCTTCGAGTTCAATGAATTGCGCTTCTGTCATTGCCATCTAAATCAACTCCTTTGCAAATTAAAAAACGCCATATTTAGGCGCTTAAGATACTTTCAAGTGTCGTTCGAACACCCAGAAAGATTCCAGCGTATCAGGATTAGAATACAGGAATCGCAAAGTGTCACCGCCAACCGCATCATAGTCCGGGTGCATCGCGTCAGACGACAGATCATAACCAAGATAGTTCTCGGCCATATAGCCAGGGCAAATATAAATGGTGTCACCCGCTTGTAACGTTGCAGGCAACGTTTCTGCAAGTGCCAGTGACCCGGAGCTACCAGTAGAATCTGAAATCTTCACAATGCGACCGTTCAAAGAACTGTCAGCGGCGCAAGAAACAATCTGGATTGAACCGCCCTTCCAGAAGGTATTCGTCTGCGGCATAAGACTGGAATCCACTGCCGTTGTAGTGCTGCCACCGGTAAGCGTATACGCTTTTCGTGCCCGATACTTATAGATTGAAGTCGGCGAATATGAAATCTCAATCTGTGTGGTCTCATCACTCGCAGCCTTTTCATTCATCGAAACACCGAGTATCGGGTCGTCAAAGTCAGTAGGCCCAGCAAGTATAATAATCCCAGTACCTTGCGTGTAATCAACAGGCTCACCACGTTCAATCGCGGTTGCATCGGGGACATAGTACTTTTTGATAATCGGGTGCTTATGCCCGTTCAAGTCTCCTGCCCAATTAAAACCTTTCATCCCATCATCTCCCTTTGATTATCTCCTCTTGATTTGTTGCTTTACATATTTGGCAATTTCCTTCGGGTCATTGCCAAAAGCCGCCGCCATAGCAGTATTTATACCGTCAACAATATCGGCACTTGCACTCTCACTACCAGTAACAATGCCGCCGCGTTTCATCCGGTCCTGAACATCGGCAATTGTGCTCTTTACAGCCTTACCCTTCTCCTGGCCCATGAGCTCCTCCAGCTTCTGACCACGTAGATAGTGATAAGCTGTTTCCACATTTACATCAACGCCGCGTTTAGCGTTTTCAGTAACCAGTTGGTCAATCTCAGACTCAAGCTCTTTGAAAAAGATTTTGTCTTTCAGCGGTGCCTTCTCTTGGTTTAGAGTAAGTAACCTCTTTGTCATCTTCGTTTCTGTTTCAAGCTCCTGCAAGCGCCGATCTCTTTCCACTTCACGCTTTGCATCTTCTTCCGTTAAGTCGTGTTCGCTTGCATATTGCTCCACCTGCTGCTGCTGTATCTGCTGCTCAAGGCTCGTCAACGCCGCATCAATATCCATGCCGGTAAGTTCCTTTAACCGAACAAGTTTCTTTTCATGCTCACTCAACCGGCCGTGGACTTTGTCGTAGTTGTAACCCTTCTGCAAATACGCCTGACGCTCAGACTTTGGAATCTTGACGGTCTCCTTGTTATAGGTGATTTCATCAAATTCATCATCCGTCTTAGTGTCTTCCGGATTAGGCTCATCAGTCTCAGTGGTTTCTTCGACTTCTTCGCCCATCTGTTCTTCCGTGCTAACAGTCTCTTCTTCTTGGCTTGGTATAGCCATTATTAAACACTCTCCTTGGTATGGATTTTGCCTCTATAACGCAAGAGGTATCGCGGCCCCTGGTGGGCAAAAGAAAAGAGCCTTCCGGCTCTACATGCACTTATTCATTTATTGTTTTCTGACCAGGAAGTAATCCATTGCTTTTACAGAGAAGATACAGGCCAATCGCTAATTCATCAATAAAAGTCTCTTCATCTGCTTTTGTATAATCAATATTCCTGTATTCGATTATACCGTGAACTATTTCATGCCAAAGTGTTTGTTCTTTTGATTGTTCTGAAAACATATCATCGTTTGATATTTGTATAACGTGTTTGTTGTAATTAATACTTCCCTTACATTTCTTGTTATCAACTAAGATTATTTCATCAGTTTCCTTCACCGTGTAGTCATAACAACCAATTCTAATTAAACTCACTTATCCACCACCTTGCTGACCTGGGCTACATTATCGTTTCTTTGTTTTTTTAGGTAGCTTCTTGCCTTTACTGGCACTATCCCACTCTTCCACCTTTTCCTTGCCACCCAGTGCTTTTATCCCGGTTTTTGTATGTGCCCACTTTCTTTGTTTATCACTCTTATACGGCACCTGTACCACCCCCACCCTGCTGCATCATCGCTCGTATCTGCGCTTCCTGCTGCTCTGGTGGCATCTGTTGTAGTTGTGCTAACGCTTCATCCGGCAGGCTGTCCAAGAAAGAATCCATATCCTGCTGCCCTTGGCCAACAACCTGCTGAACCATGCCCTGAATATTCTGCATAATCTGGTCTTTGACTTCCGGAGGCACCTGCTTTAACATCTCCGCTAAAGCCAAAGCCTCATTCTGTGCCCTTAGATTATCCAACACCTGGTCCTTCGGCGGGAACTCGCCTTCATCTATAGTGGTCCATAAATCTTCTATGGTCATAGCATTGGTCTGCAATAACTCAAACGCAGTCTTGGTATAATACTCCCGGTCATTCGGCTTCTCATCCATTATCTTCACCGATACATCAAACTCCGGAACATACGTCTCAAGCCGCACTTCGCTTTCCTGTCCAACATCATCAGCACCAGTACCAGCACCAACTTCGCGTTCCCACGTCCGATACATCTCGCTGGCGTTAAACGTCCCCTCAACATTCTTCCCAAACTTGCCCTTAAGCCGGTAATACCGGTCCTCAGTGTAAAACTGCCTAAATCGACTAATACGCAGCTTGTTTATGTCAATCAGAAAATCCTCAAGGATCTCCATCTTCTGCTTAGTGCGAATGTCAGTCCTGGCCCCAAGCTCCGCTACCGTGCTATACGGAACATTAGTCCCGGGTGACATTCCCTGCTGGATAGGTGTTACAGAGGACACTGTCTCAATCATCCGCTGCTTATGGTCCTTGTAATTACTCAGACTTTGCGGCGCTTTAACGCCTTCCCTATCCTTCATCTTATGAATGCTCTGAACCTTGAACCATATGCCGCCCTTACCAGAGTTTTTCTTAATCTCATCCAACTGCTTCTGCGTCATCCCGCCATCTTCGTAATAACCGCCGCCCAAACCTTCCCTGGAATATGCCTCAATTTCAATCTCATCAGCCTTGTTGTGCATTATCTGCGGAATCTTAATATTCCGAATCTCACCAAATCCAAACTGTGTATTCTCGTCAAAATACAGCGTCTTATAAACAAACGGGTATAAACCATCATCGTAACAATAAGGCTCATACCCCAAGAACACCCCATTTGCAACATAAGCCTTGTGGATGCCTTTAAGATTCCCCTTGGCCATATCCTGCAAGTCCTGCGCCTTGTAATAATCACCCTCAGCCAAAACCTCTTCGGCACGCGCAGCAAACTTCTCTTTATCTTCCGTCGACACTGTCCACGGCTTGCCCCTGTGCCAGTACTCAATCACATATGCCTGCTTTGGGTCCATCCCCTCATCCTGCAAGTCCTCTTCATTGCTCTCCTGGCCTACATATGCGCCTTTCTCCGGCCACATCTCCTTAATCCATGTCAGTTTCTTTCGAATCTT